CAAATGCAAAGAATGCAAGGTCTTCTGCGCCGATGCCGTTACCGAGACTGGATGCCTGTCGTTTGAATTTGCGTTCCCATGCGACGATAACGAAGAGATTCGTTTCGACTTCATATGGGTCGCCTTCAATCGGTGTTACTTGTAGTCGGATTTTCATTGTTTCCCTCTTTGTTTTCTAGACGATGTCTCTTGCCCAGGTGCCGTTAGAGAAACTCACCGAGGCTACGGCAAGGGTGCCGATGGACGACATGATGACCGGAGCGGCGTCCAGTGTCGCCGTCGTAATCGTGTATTCAGGGTTCGATGCTGATTCGGTGGTGCCTGATGGTGAGACAACGATTGTGCAAGAACCCGCTGAGACGATTGCTGCAAGAAGTGTTTCGATTTCTCCGACTCCGTATGAGAGATAGAGGTCGAGGTTGACCGAGACGCTCTGCAAACCTTTCACAGCCTGTCGGCCTGTATCAAGGAGACTCGTGCTTTCAAGAAGTTCGAAGCCGACCATGACTTCACATTTTGAAAGTTGATCGGATACGTCAATTGCTGATCCGCCAGTAGGGGTGATTGAGCAGGTTGCACCTGACAGGAATGTTGCTGTTGCCATAGTGGCTCCTTAGTTTCTCTTCACCGCTATTGCAACGGTGAGATCGTAGGTGGGTATGTCTTGCCCGCCGTAGTTCGCATTGCCTGGACGGGCGTCAACGACTGCGATGGACGAGTTCATAATTGTGTCAACGGTTGACATGAGATAGTTGCCCGCATCGCTGTTAGAAGGTGGAGCTGCGAGGATGCGGACAGGAATGCGAAAGTCGCCAATGTTGTATGTGAACGAAGTCATGATTGGCAGTTCAATGAAGACCGACATTGGACGGGCGTTGCGCGGGTCTGTGACAGGTTGCAGTCCGAGGTCTGTGAGAACCTCAGCAATTGCGTTGATTGCATCGACAAGGATTCCTGATGCAGCCATTACGCAACCTGCGGTCTTCCACAGCCGATGAGGGCCATGATGCGTCCCATAGTTGACGGGATGGGAATTGAAGACATCGAGTCGAATGAGGCAAATGAATCTGCGCTTCCGCGTTCACGGTAGAGCGTCGCTGCGTACATGATTGTCCCAAGTTTGACATCGGCACCTGGCACTGTTGACTGCGAGTCGCTGTATCCCGCTTCGCGACGTTTCCGAAATATGTAATTATTTGAAGCGTTAACGCAAACCGTGATGAAGTCGGTGTCGTTTGCCGAAGCGACGTCAATGCCGAGCCAACTGAGGACATCGGTCGAAGTTATCCAGGTGACCGCAGGGGTGAAGGTAACTGTGCCGGTAGCAATCGAGCGTTCGTAATCTGTGCCTGCGTTGACATACAAGAACTGGTACAGACGAATTACATCGGAGTCAAAGAGAAGGTCGCCCTCATCTGAAACCCCGATGAACTCAAAGTCCTGTGTTGAGACAATTTTATGTGTTCCAGAGAATCCGTGAGATGCGCCTGCAACAACCACGGAATCTCCGACTTGGATACCTGTCTCAACAAGAGTCTGAAGAACGGCGTACCCATCGAGGCGCGTATGAAACGCGAGATCGTAGGCAGCCATTGTTCGTCCAGTCTTCTTTTAGTTACTGATCAGGTCAGGTTGAAACGGCGAAGACCGCCAGCAATCGTGACGATTGGGCAGAAGTAGCCGTAGATCATCGCTTCAATTTCGCCTGATGCAGGAACATTGACTTCAAGCATGAGCTGTGAAGATTCAAAGATTTCAATTGCTGAAGGCACGATGAGGAACGCTGATTCGTCGATGGATGTTGACACCATGTTTGACGAGACGTACAACGGGACACCGAGAACATTACCGAAAAGGGTTGTTGCTTCGGATGAACCGGCTGAGTTCTGTGGCTGTCCTGCGCTGAAGAGAGGACGGTTGCTGCCGTCAACTGCGTTCTGCATGAGCGACCATTGGCTGACACCAGCGGTGTATGCGGCGACAACGTCACCAGTTGCCAAATATGCAGCTGCTGATTCTGTTGAAACGAACGACTGGATACCTGCTGCGGATGCTGCGGTTGCTGTTGCTTGTGTACCACCTGCGGTAATTGCAGCAATTGTTGCTACTTCTGTTGCCTTGCGGTATGAACGAGTCATGTTGTCGAGCATGATGGATGCGAACGACGGGTCTGAACGATCCTGCAATTCAACTGACCAACGCTGAAGACCAGCAAGTTTGACAACTGTTCCGTTGACATACGAAGAAACGATGCCTGTCTCAGATGGTGCTCCACCTTCTGAGGTGGTGGCAACCGTACTATTGGTTGTAATTTTTGGAATGCTGATTGTCATGCCAGCCGCAGGAATGGCACGAGTACCACCGCAAGCGTCGATGACTGGACGTGAACCGATGTTGACCTGGACAACATTGCGCTCATAGGCAACTGGGCTGAAAGCGGGGTTAGTTGTGAACGAGTCATCGGCTGCTTGAATCATTTTTGATTTTGCGTCGTCGGCTGCTGCAATCCATTGTGCGGATTCGCTCAGTGGGTTCAGTTTTGCCTTGACCGCATGGTGCAGATAGTCGGCGTTTGTTTTGATTGGTGAACGTGGGGCTGAGTAGAAAAGGGCTGTTGGCACTGATGCAGTGGCTTCAACTGTTTCTGGGTTTTGTTCTGACATTGTTTCCTCCTGGAGACTTGTGTCGGGTTGGGTTTCGTTTGCTTCTTCTTCGACCTCTGGGTCGGCTTCTGAGGCAGCGATGGTTTCTATTTTCGCGTCGGGGAATGCGGGGGTGGTGACGACCGAGAGCTCGATGAGATCAGCAGCGGACACAATCATGACGCCGTCGTTGTTGTACTTGTATTTTCTTGGTGCTGCACCAACGGAAACGGAATCGTACGCAGACATTTGAATGAGTTCGACTACGTCATCGGCTTGCCTTGATTTTGCAAACGATGCTGAGAATCCGAGGCCGTTGTCAAGTTCAACAAGTTCTGTGACCATTCCGATTGGGCGTCCGTCGTGGTTTTCGAGAAGTCGCGCGGGCTTTGCATTCAAGTCAAAGGCTCCGCGCTTGAACATTACTTTTTGTCCCGAAGCGTTTGCAACGGTGTCCCAAGGGACTGCAATGCCGGTGATGGTGCGCGGTGCATCGTCTCCTGCTGCTGCGTCGAGGGTGATTGGTATTGCGGTGAACTTAATCATGAAGGCATCTCCTGAAGGTCTGGGACTTGTGGTTCAACTAGTGCGTCTGCCATTTCGCCAATGGCAAGAAGTTCGTCTGTATCAAAGCAGACATAACGTCCGCGACTAACAACATCGTTCATGCTCAAACGAGAAGTGATTGCTTCTGCGTACATTTGCGCACCAAAGAGCCAAAGGTCTTGACGAGCTTGAGACGCATTTTGATAGGTCATTGACGCGCCTGGTGTCGGTGCCGAAACAAGGTAGGCGGGGACTGAGCAAATTCTGGACAGGTCGAGAGCCTGATATTCGCGTTGCGCTGCGTTGACTTCTAGCGGGTCGCGGTCAAACTCAACAAAATTGACATAGTTGTTCAATGCGCCGATGACGTTTCCTTCGCGACGAGCCTGCGCCCATTGCGACGCAAGGTCTCCGAGTTCTTCACCGGACATTGTTTCACCAGCTGCGGTTTGCTGAAGATAGCCAGGAACAGTTTCAATGGTTGCTGCTCGATCTGCGTATTGGTCAAGATGCGTTGCAATGCTGACCGCGCGACGACCAGAAAACATAAGACCAGTTGTCGGCGCGAGAAACGTAATCACTTCGTTTGGGTCAAGGTCAACACCGTTCAACTTGATTGTGTCCGGCATAGAAAAGAACTGCGGGCCTTCTTGATTCGGTGTCGAAACTTGCGAGGCGGGAATCCATTGGAAACTCATTGGACGACCATCGGTCGCGTTCCTTGAGGTCACGGCCCAGAAAGCGCGCCCACTTATCCAAAGGTCGGTCACCGTATTTGCAAGAATGAACTGGCGAGGAACCTTTGGGTCTGGGTTTTCCATCCAGGACTCGTTAGGAACATAAATTTCTTCGTACTCGGTGCCGTTCCACTGCTTGACATACTGGCGGAACTCAAGACCTGAGATGGTCGAGGCGAGAAGGTCTCTCGCCCGCGACACCGTCGGGAGACTAAGGGCGGTCATCTCAAACGTGTTGCTGAGATACCCATACATCGGGAAGGCACCGTTTCTGCCGATACCGGCAGCGGCTTTGATTGGCGAAGATGCGAACTCAGCAGTTTTTATTTTTCGGGAGAAGAACGCCACGGATGGAGTCTCTCACAAAGTAGTTGCAAATGCAACTACCTTCCGAACGCCATTGCTGCGCGTCCGGTATTTGACGGGCGGGAAACAAGAGCTGCTGCAACGACAAGAAGTCGCGCTGCCTCGATAGGGCCAGG